TGATACCGCCGTACTCACCCAAGGGGTCTTCGACCATTATCTCTCTTTGACCGCCCGGCAAAAGACGACCCTGTTTACCATAAAACTCTTCAGGACCTGCCATAACACCTATAGATGTCGCCGTGTCTCCTTGACCATGGTAAACATCTCTGGAAAACTCTTTCTTGAATTCTTCTTTGGCTTGTCGCGCAGCTTCATCAGGCGCATCACTGCCCAAAACATTAGCCAGCTTGTTTCGTATAAATTTTCCAAACAAGTTTGTGATACCACCAGACATCAGTAATACTCTCTTGCTTTACGGGGCGGGTCGTCCTCGAACTCTTCGCCGTTCAAACTGATAAAACCACCCTGACGAAAGCGCATCAAGGCCATGGTCATGCTATCACAAAAGTCATCATGGTCGCCGTTTGGAAAGGATGCAACCTCTTCGATAACTTCGTCCGCAAATTTCCTGCCTTCAGGATACCACACTTTTCCCGACTCGAATATAGGAGACACAATGTGCATGCGGGTCATCTTATCCAGGCCACCACCCTTCCTGCGGCCCGGGGAAAACGTACTAACTGGCAGATTCAACATACGCATCTCGTCAGCCAGCGACTGACCCGACGCTTTGGCCTCGATCAGTATCAGTTCTGGCTCCCAATAGTCGTTTTCCTCCTGTGCAACATCTTTTAACTCAGGGAAACTCCACCGACCCTTCTTTGCATCCATCAATATCAGGTGCTGGTCCCCGTTTCGATGTGGTTGAAACACGCCCCACGTTGTAATGGCAGAATAGTCAGCCGTTTCACGCTTGCTATACGCCGTATCGTAGGACTGAATCACATAATCCAGGTCAGGTATGTCCTCCTCTTCCCAAACACGCCACCATTCGCGCTTTACAACCGCAGTTTCCTCGGATGTAGGGTTTTGTTGCCACTGTGCATTCCATTTTCCTACCGACAGGGAGGCTTTTACCTTCAAAAGCTCGTCTTTTTCCCAGAATTCAGGCCATAATGGTTCCCCCGACGGCATTATTGCAGGAAATTCAACCACTTCCCACTGGTCAGCCATGACATCCTTGGCCTGTGCGTTCAGTAACCTGCCCGTTATGTCCTTTTTTGACCATCTGGTCTGCACAATGATGATCGAGCCGCCCGGTTGTAGACGCTGCCGGGGTCCAGATGTGTACCATTCATAGGCATTATCGTATGCAGACGCGGATAAAGCATCTTGTTCCGAGTGCGGATCATCAATAATCAGCAAATCCGCACCGCGACCCGTCATTGCAGCGCCAACTCCGGCAGCAAAGTATTCTCCGCCAGCACTTGTCTCCCACCGCCCAGCAGCTTGACTGTCCTGTTTCAGGTCAGTGCCAGGAAAAATCTCTTTGTAGATCGGATCGGCAATCAGATCTCTTACCTTTCTACCAAATCTCACGGCAAGTTCTGTATTCATCGTGGCCTGAATGATCTTGAGTTTCGGATTGCGGCCCAAAAACCAGCTAGGCATGAGATAAGATGCAAATTCAGACTTGGAATGCCGAGGCGGCATGTTGACAATCAGTCTTTTCAGGTCACCCGCTGCTATACGCTCGAGCTTCTCCGCGATAATTCTATGATGGGTCCCCTCTATGAACCCGTCATACACATGCTTTGCATACGCCATGAACTGATCTCTGGCGATGTCTCTGGTTTCGAGCTTCTGCTTCTGCTCCTCCAGTAACAGGATTTCTTTTAGAACTTCCTCTGGCAGCAGGTCTAGGCTTGCGATGTCATCCATGTTCCGAACGATATTATATCCCATTGAATTTATCAACCCAGCGACACGACACGACATTGTCAACACCTGTCCACAAAATAATGGGGGTGGGGGGTGCGCTCGATCGATCGACAATTGGCAATCGATGCCAGTAACCCCAGCCCAGCCCGGCCTCTGGAACAAATCATGAACAAATAAATTAAAATAAAATGCATTTTGTTGGGATAACATTGCATTTATTGTTTGCATTATGGGAAAAAATCAGGCACTCTTTTTTTATTGGATGGCAATCAAGCCACCATGTCATGACAAGGGGAAAAAATCATGGCTAAGAATGATAAGAGAAATGTTGGACGGCCTTACTCGGATCCGGCTTCAGCCCGTGCTAGATTGCACGAACTTGATATCACGATGAAAGCGGCGACTAAAAAGCATGCCGCTTTCCAGAAGCAATGCATTGCGGACGGCCTGCTCAACCGCGTCAAGGTCGATGAAGTACCAGTCAAGGCGTTTATGCGCGGCAAGTATGAAAACGTCTGGATCGATCAAGCACCCGTAACGATTATTGAGGGTGCGTGTGTCGAAAAGAAAAGTGCTTAACTTCAAACCAATAGCCGGGGCATTGCCCCGGCGGAAAGGGACTAAAATGAAAAGCTTTGTTACAGCGTTAAAGTTTGTCGGTGCGATCACCGCGTTCTATGCCGCGTTCATCTATCTGACCGCGTTCTTTATCAACGGCTATTGGTCGCTCGACAATCATGGCGTGCTGGCGTTCATAGGCGCGGGTGCGGTGATCGTACTGGCAACGGTATGGCTCAACGAAGTTATGAGGGGATAAAGTCATGGCGAAAAAATACATTGTCATTTTGACCGAGAAACAATTGTCATTATTGGAAAACCAAGTAATGACCGAATTCGGTCCATACACCGAAGAACTGGAATGCGATCCGAGCACTCGCAAAGTGTATTACGCACTTAAAAAGCAAATAGATGAAGGGATCGAGGTATGACAATCGAACGTGAAGACGGACTCGACTATGAGCAGTTTGAACGTGAGTGCAATAGAGTCCTGACCAATATGGCAGGACTCGGTATTCATGACATAGCAGACGCAACATGGCGGGACTATTACAACGACGGACTGCCGCCAAGAAATGCAGTTGATTGCGCTATAATGGACTCAACGGACGATGAATTGCGTGAGTTGATACATGGCTAACCAACACCGGATCGAGCGCCGAGGCGCTCGGTTCTCTTTTCTTTTTATATATACAGATAGGCGCGGGGCCGCAGGTCGCAGGCCGCAGGTCATCTAGATATATAAACAGAAAAAGGCCGCAGGTCGCAGGGTAAAATTAGGGCTTGTGATAGTTGGGAAAAAATCGTAGAATTCAGGATAACTTAACAAGGGGTAAAAAATGACATATAAGATTATAGGCGTTGGCACTAATGCCAAAACTGTAAAGGGTGACGGTTCAGAATTCGTAACCGCTATCACCTATCATAAACCATATAAAACAGCCATTGACGGTATCGAACGCAATTTATGCGCCATGGCTGGCGTCGCACAATGCGCCGCGCCTTGTCTGTTTACAGCGGGTCGCGGTCAAATGAATAGCGTTCAGCAAGCGCGATATAATAAGACAGTTCTGTTTTTCAAAGATCGCGTTTTATATATGGATCTATTGAACAAAGATCTAACGACCTTTTCTAGGCGCACCCGCAAGCTAGGCGCTACGCCATGCTATCGACCGAATGGTACTAGCGATTACCCTTGGCATAAAACGGGTATTATGTCTCTGTTTCCAGAAATACAGTTTTACGACTACACCAAAGTCGTAAAGCGAGCATATGAAGAATTGCCCACCAACTATCACCTAACATTATCCTATAGCGGCGCTAATCCAGACTACGCGGCAAGCGTTATAAAAGCGGTGCGTGATACTGGCATCAATATGGCCGTTGTTTTTCGTGATAAAACGCTGCCGAAAACATGGCAGGGTTTTGACGTGATAAGCGGCGATAATGACGACCTACGCTTCCTAGATCCGAAAGGCGTTGTTGTTGGATTATATGCCAAGGGTAAAGCAAAACAGGACACAAGCGGGTTTGTCGTTGATGCTTAAAACAGTTTCCCCGAAGATGCCCGGCGACTATGTCGCCGGGTATTCTTTTTCGGATCGTGCTCCGACATATCAAGGCGCAGGCCGCAGGCCGCAGGTCATCGATCTATACCAGAGGTCGCAGGCCGCAGGCCGCAGGCTCTCGATCAGCCCAGACATATCACCTATATACAAGGCCGCAGGCCGCAGGTCATCGATCCGCGAACCGTGGATCTCGATCACCGATGCGCCGTCAAATAAAAATAGGTCGGAGGTAGAGGGGTCGTTCAGCAAGAAAAAACCAACACCGCCACAACGCGAATGCGAGGAATGCCAAGCAATCTGCGACTTAGACACCTTGACCGTACCATTTTTAATTATTTTTAATTCAAGCCATATCGGAACGCCGTCTATGCATAGATATACGTCCGGCATCCCTTCACCACTGCGGTTTTCAATCCTCTCGCAATGCGTCTTCCTTGGCAGGTTTTGTTTCAATAGCTTCCACAGTGATTGTTCTGTCGCTGGCATCCTCAACTCTTTTCATATCAGCAAAAGCATGGGGGTAGTTCTTGCGAAGGCTTGCCAGTCTGGCAACAATGTCTTCACGCGACATATTATCAAGCTGATGGACGTGAGTGGACTCGCGCCTGTCGATTGTCAAACCGCCCAGACTCGAACGAATTTTCTCAGCATTGATTGCGGCACTGAACTGCCCAGCTTCTTCAGCCGCCATGGACAATTCCTCAAAGCGTTTAAGCTGGCCTATCACAGTGACTCCGAACCTGCGTTCTCTGGCCTCTCGAAGTTCTTTGATAAGCTCTGGCACTTCGGGGAAAGACTTACCATCGAGAAGCTTGGCGGCGTGGTTGTTGGCACTGGCATCAGCGTATCCAGCCAGCCTCGCGCACTCAGCGTTCGAGTGCTTGCCCTCGACATAATACTTGGCAAATTCTCTCTGGCGGTTGGTCAATCCGGCTGGCCTGCCACCCTTCCCTATAGTGTTTTCTACGGGTTTACTGTTTTTCAAACCAAAAAACCTCCCTTAGTCAGCGTCAGAAGTGTTACACCGTTACAGAAGTGTTACAGCTACAATCGTTGGTCAGTAAGAGTTGTAACGTTTGTAACAAATGTAACGCTAAATATAAAAAAAATAAAAATATTTTTTGTTATCCAAAAA